CGCTGTGTTTGATAACTCAACATATCCGTAGCGTGTCATGAAGCTCACGACTGGCTCGAATGTGCCTGGATCAAGTACAACACCTGAGCTCATTAGTGGGATATATGGGCAGTAGAACGCTGCTGCGTCTGACTCTGAAGTTCCCTTATAACCAACAAGTACTGGTGAACTGTCAGCTGCATATGTGTTAACATATACTTTCATTGCGTTGTTCAAAGTACCAACCATCTTAGTGTTAGTTGGAGCTTCAAATGTACCTTCAGTAGTACGTGCAAATGCTGAAGTAGTAGCAGATTGTAGGATTGTTAACGCGAATGGCGATACAACAGCCCAATTACCTGCGCCACGACGTGTACGCTGAGCGATTAGGTTTGCTGCTCTGTTGATTTGAACTGCAAGTGCTGCATGCTCATCACCAACGAAAGTAGCTGTACCACTAACTGCTGCTTGGTTGTATGTTTCAACTGCTGTACCAGAAAGTGTATTAAGTGAACTTAATACCTCTTGGTCGATTTCAGCAGTGATTTCTTGTGCAAGAGCTGCCATGATTTCAGCTTCGACATCAATACCGTGCATTGACTGTGCGTCTTGAGCTGATTCAAAAGTCCAGCGAGCTGATAGCTTTCTTGACTTTGCTTCTACAGTTTGCTTCAAGATTTGAATGCTTAGTCTGTTTCCAGCTTCACCTTCAAGTGCAGCAGTAGCTTCTGCTTTACCTGTAGTTGCACCTGAATATGCTTCAGCAATCTTGAATGGGCTTAGAGCCTCTTCACCAGCTACGGCACCAGAAGCGCCTGAACCAGCTGTGTCCGAATAACGAACACGTAGTGTGTGGATTTGACCCACTGGGCCAGTCATAGGCTGTACACCAACTAGTTCATTTGCAATCACTGTTGGCATTACACGTCTGATGACGGGTAGGATAACTCTGTTAAGAGTTGCGACATTACCGGCAGATGTTGCGCCTGCGGATGCTGTTTCAGACAAATACTTGCGAGTATTTTCTAAAGTTGCAGCCATTACAGATTTCTTTGTGCCTTGAAGGCCTTCAAGAAGTGCGCTTTTTGTATCTTGCCAGCGACTTTCTAATAGTTCTGACATAATTATCTCCTTAATTTAAACCAGCTAAACGACGAATGTCAACGACATTATCATCTGCTTTTGAACTAACGTTAGTTGTATTTTCTCGGTTGCCTGTGTATTCTGTGCCTTCTGTAATAACTGCCTTTTTAGCTGGAGTTTTACCGTCAATAACCGCCGGTAGGTATTTGTCAAATGCAGACTGTAGTCTGTTTGTTTGAACTGATTCCAGTAAATCTGTCATGATGTCCTTTTGTGCTTTGTTAAGCGGGCTTAAAAGTTCATCAATAGTTTCTTTGCGTTCAGCGATTTGTGCCATACGCTCGATTTCAGCGTTTTTAGATTCTGCAAGTCTTTTTGCTTTAACAGCAAATGTTTTTGCTTCAGCTAGTTGTTTGTCTTTTGCAGCAACTACTTTTAGTAGTTTTGCAGTCTCTGACTTTTCATTCAGATGACTTGTTGCATATTCAGCTGCAAACGCTTCAAACATCTTACGTCCAAAATCGTTTTTACGTGCTTCTTCAATATCTTCTTTTAATGCGCCAATTTCACCTTTAAGGGTGTTTTCAACGATTGTAGATACTTTGTTAGCACTTTTCGCAATAAAGTCTTTTCTGACTTCAGCAAATTTATTTTTAGCTTCTTTAATAAGTTTTACCTTAGTTTCGGCTAAATCTTTTTTGTCTTCGTGGAACTCTGCAATTTCTTTTGCAAGTGCGTCAACGATGAAGTTCTCTAGCATACTAAACTTGTCAGCAATAGCTTTTTGATCTTCATGCAGTTCAGAAACTTCTTTCTTAAGTGATTCCATAACAAAACCTTTAAGTAGGTCTGCGTTTTCACGCATTGCTACTGCATATTTTGCTTTAGCTTCAGCTAGTTGTTTGCGGTCTTCTGCAAACTCTGAAATTTCTTCTGCTAGTCGCTCAGAAAGCATAGCATCAATAGCTTCAACCATAGTTGACTTATCATGCTCATACTTTTTAGCAAATTCTTCGCGAAGTTCTGCAGTTGCCTGCTGTTTGTTTTCGCGAATCTTTGTATTCCAAGCTTCTTCAATTTCGGCACGAACGTCTTCGGAAACTACATCGTTTTCAAAAAGTGTTTTAAGTGCGTCCAACATATTATGTTCTCCTTTTATTGGAGTCTACTGATTATATTAATCAGAGATTCTTTTAAGTATTTTTGTGCCTTTACATCGTGTCTTGTTGCCTGTGCAAGTTCGTATGCCTTCATTCCTCCACGTGCATTCATTAAATGTTCGTAAATTGGTGTCGGATACGCACCAGGGGCGCTAGGCTGAGCCACAACGTCCACAGTGATTATTTCGAAATCAGAAACTTCATTATTTCCGTCTTCTGATACATTTCCACTACCACGCGATGAAACGCCTAGTTTAACGCCGTTTTCTAACATTGTTTTAACTAGTTGTCCCATCGGAGTTGGTAGAATTTTAAGTTTACCATAACCGTTTGCTCCATCCATCCAGCATTCGCTGATCATATGACTCACTCGGTCTAAGTTAATGTTAAGTCCCTCCGGATGATCTACTTCTCCG